ATACAAAAACAAACGTACAATGACATACAATTTTCCTAAATCAGAGCTTGACAATATTAGAAAGATATGTTATGATTTAGGTATAAAATATTATTGTATAAACTATCAAGGAGAATAATAATGGATTTTTTGAAAGATATTATAAAAGAAACAGGAAATGAATACGCTACACTTGTAAGTGATGGTGTAGAAGCAGGTGATGTAGATAGTTTTATAGATACAGGTTCACACGCTCTTAATGCTTTATTATCAGGTTCTATCTTTGGTGGTATGCCATCAAACAAAATAACAGCAATTGCAGGTGAAGCTGCAACAGGTAAAACTTTTTTTGCGTTAGGTATTGTAAAGGCATTTTTAGATAAAAACAAAGACGCAGGTGTAATTTACTTTGAATCAGAAAGTGCGTTAACAAAAGATTTAGTTGAAAGTCGTGGCATTGATAGTAAGAGAATGGTCATAGTGCCAGTTGCGACAGTACAAGAATTTAGACACCAATCAATCAAAGTGATTGACAAATACCTTGAACAAGATGAGAAGAATAGAAAACCTTTAATGTTTGTATTAGATAGTTTAGGAATGTTATCTACTACAAAAGAAATGGAAGATACTGCTGACGGTAAAGAAACAAGAGATATGACACGAAGTCAAATTGTCAAGGCCGCATTTAGAGTATTAACACTTAAACTTGGTAAGGCAAAAGTACCAATGATTATGACGAATCACACTTATGATGTTATCGGTTCAATGTTTCCACAAAAAGAAATGGGTGGTGGTTCTGGATTAAAATACGCTGCTTCAAATATTGTTTATCTATCTAAACGTAAAGAAAAAGATGGTAAAGAAGTTGTTGGTAACATCATACATTGTAAAAACTATAAGTCAAGGTTAACAAAAGAAAATGCATTAATAGATGTTAGATTAACATATAAAGATGGCCTTGATAAGTATTATGGGTTATTAGACCTTGCTATCAAACATAACATATTTAAATCTGTTTCTACTAGAATAGAACTACCAGATGGATCAAAACAATATGCTAAAACTATCAATAATGAACCTGATAAATTCTTTACTAAAGATATTCTCGCTCAAATTGACGAGGCAGCCAAAAAAGAATTCCTCTATGGCGCAGAATAGATTTGTTTTTGCTCAACGTGATGTTGATGATTACAGTTGTATAAAAATTACGGAAGGCCCTTACAAGGATATCATATACACATATGGCCATGTAAAGTTTGCTTCTGAAGAAAATGAACGAGGTGAATTGCCTTTAAAGTTTGATTATGATATTAAAAAGAATCCTAATGATGTTGACACTACAAGTGAAGATTTTAAACATTACATAGGCGATATATTAATTGAAGTGGTTGAAAAACAATTAGAAAATGGAACAATTAAGTTTGAAAAATAAGTACATAAAAACATACGATAATGTATTGACAAAAGATCAATGTCAACATTTAATAGATAAGTTTGAAGATTCAGCTTCACAACAAGTCAAAACAATATTAGATGGTCATATGTCATTTACAGAAATCAATATTAGTATGCATAATGATTGGCAAGAATATTCTGATATTCTTTTTCCTAAGTTTAGAGAGCTTGTTGACAAATATACAAAAGATGTTAAAATAGATAATATAAAACAATGGCCAGAGAAATTTGGTTTTGAACAAATAAGATTTAAAAGATATGAACCTAACGGTGAAGATGAATTTAAGACACATGTAGATGTGACTAACTATAACAGTGCTAGAAGATTTTTAGTTTTTTTTATGTATTTAAATGATAACGATGGCGGCGAAACAACATTTCCTGATTATGATATTAAGATTAAACCAGAGGCAGGTAAAGTATTAATGTTTCCACCACTATGGCCATTTAAACATGCAGGAGAAAAACCAATCAATCAACCAAAGTACATTATAGGAAGTTATCTACATTATGTCTGATCAATTTGAAAAAACACTTTTATCCAATCTAATACATAACGAAGATTTTACTCGTAAAGTTATTCCTTTTATAAAAGAAGACTTTTTTAAAAATAGAGATGAAGTAACTTTATTTAATATTATTAATGACTTTGTTGTAAAATATAATAATCTTCCAACAAAAGAAGCAATTGCTATTGAGTTGTCTAATAACAAGACACTTACCGAAGATGAATATAAAAATACAAAAACTTTATTAAATAGTTTAATACATGAAGAAGTTGAACAACAATGGCTGTTAGATACAACTGAAAAGTTTTGTAAAGATCGTGCTGTCTATAATGCTGTACTAAAGGGTATTAAGATTATAGATGGTAAAGACAATAAGCACACACCAGAGGCCATACCAAGTATATTATCTGAAGCACTTGGTGTTTCATTTGATAGACATATAGGGCATGATTATCTAAATCAAACAGATGACCGATTTGAATATTACCATAGAACTGAAGAACGATTAAAGTTTGATTTAAATTATTTCAATCGTATCACAAAAGGTGGTTTACCACCTAAGACTTTAAACGTAGCACTTGCAGGTACAGGTGTTGGTAAGTCCTTGTTTATGTGTCATATGGCTGCGGCCGCTATAACGCAAGGTCGTAATGTATTGTATATTACTTTAGAGATGGCTGAAGAAAGAATTGCTGAAAGAATTGATGCTAACTTATTAGATGTAACAATAGATGATCTTTATGAAATGCCTAAAGAAGTTTATGATAATAAAATTTCTAAATTGCAAAACAAAGTAAATGGTCAATTAATTATTAAAGAATATCCTACTGCATCTGCTCATAGTGGTCATTTTAAAGGACTAATTGATGAACTTGCGTTAAAGAAATCATTTAAACCTGATATAGTATTCATTGATTATTTAAACATATGCACTAGTAGTCGTTTTAAAGGCGGCAACATATCTTCTTACTTTTTAATCAAAGCAATTGCTGAAGAATTAAGAGGTCTCGCTGTTCAATATAATGTTCCTATTGTATCAGCTACACAAACAACAAGAACTGGTTATATGTCAAGTGATGTTGGTTTAGAAGATACATCAGAATCATTTGGTCTTCCTGCAACTGCTGACTTTATGTTTGCGTTAATATCAAATGAAGAACTTGAAGAACTAAATCAAATTAAAGTAAAACAATTAAAAAATCGTTACAATGATCCTGCTGTTAATCGTGCATTTATAATTGGTGTTGATAGAAGTAGAATGAGATTGTATGATGTAGAACAATCTGCTCAACAGATTGTAGATAGTAACCAAGAAACAAAAGAAAAACTTGAAAAGCCATCAGGACCACAACCTGCTGAAGTTTATGATAAGTTTTCAGACTTTAAAATATGATAAAAAAATACAATCATAATCAGGTAAGAAAAAGACAACCATCAATATACTACAAAACTGAAATGGTTAAAGTAAAAGACGAAATACTTTGGCGTGCTGTAGAAATGCCAAGTAAGTTAGTAATAAAAGAGTCCTTCTTTGAAGAAGATGTAAAAGAAATTGTTAAATTTCAAAATAAACATAAGACATTTGGTGTGTTTGGTTTTCCACCTTTCTTTGATTGTAGAGGTGAAAAAGAAAAACTGTTAGATAAAGGTAGGTCTAACTACAATCCTAGAACAAGTACACAAAGAACTGGCCGATAGACATACATAAATATATGTATGGCAGACTTAACATCACTAGCAGAATCATCACAAGCATTGTTTTGTGCAATAGCTGATTATATAGGCGTTAAAGAAACTAATATCATATTTGATACAAATGTTTCTCCAAACTATACTGAATTTAGAAATAAAGTAAAAGAAAAGACAATAAAAGAAGCTCATAAAAGAATTGACACACCAGGCGTTCAATTATTAGATATAGAAACTTTCTTAAAAAAAGATGAAAAATGGTTTATATCCTCAATGCAGATTGCAAAAAAATTAGTCAACGATATTAGCTCAATTGATCCAGATTTAAAAATCGCTCAAAAAGGATTTCAAAAACTATTTTATTTTAGAGGTGATAGTGATGTTATGAGTAATATTGAAAAGTTATTTAAAATAGCAAACAAGTCTGGATATAAATCTCAAACAAAGTTTGGTAACGTAAATAAATGGAATCCAGCTGATATATATTTAGCCAGTGATAAAGCTAAAAAACAAATTATCAATGAAGTACGAACAGCTAAAGAAAAAGTTTACACATTTCAAAACTTAAATATATTAACATCAGATTTAATTGATAGTGGTGATTTATTACCATTGTCACTTAAAAAAACTACAAAGGAAGCTATACTACAACAGGTGAACTTTGACAGAAAAACTGAAATAAATTTAATAAAAAAAATTAAAATATTTAAAGTAACTGATTGGAAACCATATAAGGTAGTCAAGTATCCTAATAAAGGTGAAACTAGAGATATGAGAATACTTTTAGAAACAGGTGGTGAAATAAAATTAAGACATGATCCTTCAGCAAAAAGATTTGTTGCAGAAGCTATTTTTTCAAAGGCAGAAGCAAGAGGTGGCTCAATAGGTTCTATTAAAGTATTATGTGATATAATAAGATTTGTAAATCCAGATGTAGCAAGACAAGTATTAGTTAAATATGAAAATG